TGCTGATTCTGCTGCCTACGAATGCCGGAAGGTGCCCGCTGTTCGTGGGCTATCCCGAAATTAGGACTTAGCCCGTCATGGGCCACGCAATTCGATCCCGTCAGGGGAGGACTCGTCATGCCTGCTGCGAAGAAGCATTCGTCTGTGCGTGCTCGCACTAATCGGGCATCATCGGCTGCGACGTTGCCGGCGGTGTCGACCAGGATCGGTCCGGCGCCTGAGTTGCCGGATATCCGCGAGTGGTCTCCGTTGACGTTGGCGTGGTGGATGGATTTGTGGGCGTCTCCGATGTCGTCGGAGTATCACGATTCGGATCGGCATCAGATCGTGGTGTTGGCGATGCTGATGGATGACTTTTTCACGGCTGAGTCGCGGACGATGCGGACAACGATTTCTGCGGAGATCAGGCAGCATCGGACAGCGTTCGGTATGACTCCGTACGATCGGCGCCGGCTGGAATGGCAGATCGAGACCGCTGAGGATGCGAAGGACCGCGGGAAGCAGCGGCGGGTCCGTTCTGGTGTGCAGCAGCCGGCGGGGGCAGCGGATCCGCGGGGCATTCTTCGCGCCGTGAACTAGCGCCGTCGTGGCGCTGCTAGTGGTGCCGGCGGCCGACGAGGAACCGTGGCCGACGCTGGGTCCAGAGGTCTGCGACTTCCTGGAGGAACGGTCCATTTTCGGGCCGGGGAGCCTCAAAGGTGAGGACTACCTCGTCGATGACGAGTTCCGGGCCCAGTTGTACAAGGCGTATGAGGTATACCCGCAGGGGCATGTGTGGGCGGGTCGGCGCCGGTTCAAACGGGTCGGCTTATCGGTCCGTAAGGGTTTGGCGAAGACGGAGAAACTCGCCCAGATCGCGTTAGCGGAGCTCCACCCGGAGGGCCCGGTGCGGTGCGACGGTTTCGACGCCGCCGGGAATCCGGTGGGGCGGGCGGTCCGGGATCCGTACATTCCGCTGCTCGCGGTCACTGTCGAGCAGGTGGAGGAACTCGCGTACGGCGCGCTGTATGTGTTGGCGACGGAAGGCCCGGACGCGGATCTGTTCGATTCGACGCTCGAGCGGATCATCCGGTTGGACTACCGGGGCCGGGCGGACGGCAAATGTGTGCCGCTGTCCAACTCTCCTGGTGCTCGTGATGGCGCGAGGACGACGTTTCAGGGTTTCGACGAGCCCCACCGGTTGTATCTGCCGCGGGCGGTCGCGGCGCACGAGACGATGGTCGCGAACCTGGAAAAACGGGTCCTGGAGGATCCGTGGGGCGCGTATGTCGGGACCGCCGGGGAACCGGGTCAGGGTTCGGTCGCGGAGGGGTTGCATTCCGAGGCGGAGTCGATCCACCGCGGTGAGATCGACGAGCCGCAACTGTTCTATTTCTACCGGTGGGCCGGCGCCAACCACGACCTGACCGTGCAGGAATCCCGCATCGAAGCGGTCACCGAGGCGACCGGGCCGATCGGGGAGTACGGGCCGGGACAGTTCCATTCGATCGCGAAACAATGGGACCGCCCTAAGGCCGACAAAAACTATCTGGAACGGGTCTGGTTGAACCGGTGGGTCCGGGCGGCATCGCAGGCATTCGATGTCGGACTGTGGGCCGATCTGGCCGCACCGGAACCCATCGCGCCGGGCTCATTCGTGACGGCCGGTTTCGACGGGGCCCGATTCCGGGACTCCACCGGCATCGTCCTGACCGATATTCCGACGGGCCGGCAGCAGTTGTGGGCGACGTGGGAACGCCCGGTCGATGTGGAGGAATGGGAAGTCCCCGAGGATCAGGTCACCGCCGCGTTCGAGCAGATCATCGACATCTTCGATCTGTGGAAATGCTACGGCGACCCTCCTCATTGGACGGAATCGTTCGGGTCGTGGGCGGCGAAATGGCCGGACCAGTTCGAAGAATGGTGGACCGCGCGGGTGCGCCATATGGCGTATGCGGTCCGTGAATACGACGAGGGCATGAAATCCGCCGCGATCACGCATGTCTCCCGCGACGGCAACCCGACCGACGATGCGTTCGACAAGCACATCGCTGGGGCGGGCCGGAAAGACGTCAACATTTTCGACGACGACCCCGACAATCCGGGCCGGCGCCTGTTCGTGCTGCAGAAGATCCATCCAGACCGCAAATTCGACAACGCGATGGCCGGCTGCTTGTCCTGGCAGGCCCGCCTGGAAGCGATACGCACCGGAGCGCAGCCCCGTAACCGCGGGTTCGTGGCGCCGGTCAGATTCCGATAGGGAGGTTGGGACGTTGGCACTTGACGGCGTAGACGTCCCATACAGCCCGGCCTGGTGGATGAAACAGCTCGCGGCCCGCATGTTGGACCGGAACCGGCTACTGCGGTTCGGCATCCTCGATTCCTACCGTGCCGGCCGGCCGCCGCTGCTGTCGGTGTCGCCGACGTCGCGGGCAACGATGTGGGACTTCCTGCGGGTCTCCCGGTCGAACTTCGCCCGGGTCATTGTGCGGGCGCCGGCGGAACGGATGGGTGTCCGATCGATCCGAACAGCCGCCGCATCGGACGACAACGGTGATGATGTTGCCTGGCGGTACTGGACCGGTTCGGGTTTGGATGTGACGTCGACGGACGTCCATTCCGACGAATTGACATTCTCTGATACGTATGTGCGGGTCGCGGTGGGGCCGGATGAGCAGCCGATCGCGTTGCGGTGCGACCCGTGGTCCACGATCACGATCCCGGACCCGTTGAACCCGAATGTCGACCGGGCCGCGTTTCATCTGCTGTGGGACGAGTTCGCCGGCGTCGACTACGCCTACCTGTGGCTCCCCGGCGAGCAGTACGTCGCATCGGCGAAACGGGAAAGCGCGCCGTCACGGTTCATCGTGCCCGGTACGCAAACCACGGGGCGGTGGCGGTGGCCCGCTATCCCGCGCATGTCGTTTTCGCCGTCGGCGTTCACGATGCGCCCCGATATTGACGATGTTCCGGAAACATCCCGGGACGGCGGACCGTACTGCGAACACTTCGACGCGAAAGTTGTCCCGGTCGTCCGTTTCCCGAACCGGGACGGTGTCGGCGAGTTCGAGGAACACCTCGACCTGCTCGACCGGATCAACCACGGCATCATGGTCCGCGTCGTCGCCGCAGCCGTGCAGGCCTACAAGCAGCGGGCGCTACGCCAGGACGGCACCGACGGCAAGGACCGGCTCCCGGACAAGAACCCGGACACCGGCGAGACCATCAACTGGGACGAAATCTTCCAGCCCGGACCCGATGCGTTGTGGAAACTCCCGCCGGGTGTGTCGATCTGGGAATCGTCCGAGGTGCAGCTCATCCCGATGAACTCCTCCATCCAGGAGGACGTCAAACACCTGTCCGCAGTCACGTCGACACCGTTCAGCCTGTTTTCCCCGGATGGCGTGAACCAGTCCGCCGAGGGTGCCCAGTTGACCCGTGAGGGCCTGGTGTTCAAGGTGGAGGACCGGGACAAGATCGCGGCCCGTTCCTGGGCCCGGGTCATGTCGCTGATGTTCCAGTTCGGTCCCGAGTCGGACCGGTTCGACGGTGACGGGAACGACCGCGCCGACGCCGGGAAGATCGTCATCGACTGGGCTCCGTCGGAGCGTTTCTCTCTTGCCGAACGGGCGCAGGCCGACTCGCAGAACAAGTCGCTGTCGCAGGATATGGCCGCGGCGAAGCTGTGGGGGCTGTCGCCGGATGAGGTGTCGATCAACCGGGCGCAGCGCGCCGCCGCAGCCCTGATCGCACCGCCACCGGCCGCGACGCCTGCCCCCATTCCGGCGCCGGCACCGACCCAGCCGGCTAATGACCAGCCCACCACAAGCTGACCAGGCCGCCGCAGTCGCGGCGATCACGGTCTACACGCAGCAGACGCAGGCCCTGCGGGCCAACCTCGCCGCATATATCGCGCGGCTGTGGAAGTCGCTGGCCGACTACCGGTCCCCGAAGAACTTCGTGCAGCAGGTCGTACCGGTCGTGACCGGTGCGCAACAGCAGATGTCGGCGCTGACGGCCGCATATCTGGCACAGCAGCGGCAGATCGCCATCGGTGGCCCCGGATTACCCGTCGCGGTGTCCGATAAGGACGTCACAGGATCGGCGACCCGCAACGGCACGTCGCTGCAGGACGTGTACGAACGGCCATTCCACACGGTGTGGCGGGACCTCGCAGAACAGCCCCACGTGCCGGGCGCAGTCGATGACGCGATCCAGGCCGGGCTCGAGCAGGCCGTCAACGAAGCAAAGACGGACCTGCAGCGTTCCAAGACGTTGACGTCGCAGCGAACTATCAGGGATGAGCGGAACATCGCCGGCTATTCCCGGATCCTCGAAGGCACCTATTCCTGCGGGTTGTGCATCGTCGCATCCACGCAGCGCTACCACAAAGCGGATCTGCTTCCCTGTCATCCTGGCTGCGATTGCTCGGTCGCCCCTATATACGGCCTAGATGATCCCGGCCTGGTCATCAATGAGCAGCAACTCGGCGATATTCACGACGCAATCACGGCGCAATTCGGGAAAGAGAATGCCGGCGCCCGGTTCATCGACGGCCAAGTGAAAATCAACGGCCAGCCGCTGCAATACCGCGACGTGCTCGTCACGCATGAGCATTCAGAATTAGGGCCAATTATGGGCGTCCGCGGACAGCATTTCCTCGGCCCGTCAGACCTGCAATAGCCCGTCACGGGCGCCATCCACCTACCCGCCAAGGGGCAATCCGCAATGACCGTTCCAGCACCGAACACGCCCGTCGTCACGACGCCGGCGCCAACGACCCCCGCAGTTCCTACGGCGCCAGTCGTTCCGGCGGCTCCAGTGGACAACGGATTCCCGGCCAATACGCCGATCGAGCAGATGAACGGCGAACAGCGGGAAGCGTACTGGCGGCATTACGCCAGAAAACACGAAGGCACCGTCAAAGCGTTCGGTGGCCTCACCCCCGACGAGCTGACACAGCTCCGGGACAAGGCCGGGAAACACGACCAGTTGGAACGCGACCTCCTTACCGGTACAGAAAAGGCGGTCGCGGAGGCGCAGGATGCCGCCGCTGCTGATGTTGCGGCCGTGTATGTGCCGCGTCTGGTCAATGCGGAACTGAAAGCCGCCGCAGCCCTGAAGGGCATCAGCGCGGAGTCGTTGTCGACGGCACTCGAGTACGTCGACCCGGCGAAGTTCCTGAACGCCAAAGGTGAGGACGTGGACACCGCCAAGGTGACCGCGTTCATCGACGGAATAGCGCCCGCCACGGGCACCACACGCAGAGGACCGAGCGCGACCGGTCATACCGGTAATGGCCTCGGAGGGCAAACCGTCACGGGCAAACCCGGCGAGGCGGGGACTGCGATGGCCGAAAAACGATTCGGCAAGCGTTCCTGACGTTCTCGCGTCTCCTTCTTCACTTCGAAAGGAAACGGTCACATGACCGACATTGGTGTTTACACGCAGTCTCTGCTGCCAGAGAACCTGTCGTGGGATCTCGGGGGCCCGCACGAGGGGTTCTCGCAGAATGGAACCCTCGACATTTCCACGTTCACGCAGGCGCAGCATTTTCCGAACGGCTTCATCCCGTCCGGGGCCGTGCTGTGCATCATGCCGACGACTTTTCTCGTCGGCCCGTACCTGAATGCGGGTACCGGCACGCAGGGCGTCGCCGTCGGAATTCTGAAGGCGTCGGTCAAGGTGGTTAATGACAACGGCACCTTGAAGAGCAAGGTCGGTGTCGCCTACTGGGTCGCCTTCCGGCCCGTATCGGCGTCGAAGCTGTC